GGCGTTGGTTGAGGCCTTTACCTGTCATCAGATGGGGCGAGTGGGACTCGAACCCAATTCATGGCAGGTTATTGACTGGGCCCGCGTCGGTATTGGCGCTTAGCCTAGCTTGAACAGCTTGATCAATTCGTCGTCCGTGGCGCTGGCAATGACGTTGGTGAGCTGCGATAAATAATTTTGCTCGACCTTGGCGCGCTGGGCATCCTCTGCCCGCGCATTTTTCAACGCAGCGTCGCGCTGGTCGTATTGCGCCAATAGCCCCGCCTTCACCCCGTCCGATGTTTGCCCCGGCTCAAGATACGGGTCTAAGTCCGTTAGGGCGATCTTGTTAATCGCCTTGCGGGCTTGGTTGTTTTGCCCGATCAGCGCCGTAAATCGCGCAGCTGCGAGAGACGCCGCGCTGCCGATGCTGTTAAACGTCGCCGCCAAATAGGCCGTTACGCCTGTCCGAATGGTCGCCGGGGCGACATTGCCCCCAGCATCGGCGGCGATGGCCGCCAACGCCTCGGGCGACAGATCGCGGAAGGCCTGCATTAGCATGGTCAGCCGATCGGCGCGGGTTTGCGCGCGCGTAAATTCAGTCAGAACCCAATTGATTAAGCCCGCTCTTGCATCCTCTGTATTCATTTATCCACCTACACAAACTGAGAGAAAATCCAATCACAAAAACCGAAGCCGCCCTTGCTGGCTGAGTCGGCATTGAGCACAAGGCCCACCCGCGATACTGCCCAAGACACATTAGAGCCAGTGGCCATTGCGGCCACTTCGCCCGCTTCGTTGACGATGTAAAACCAATCCGTATGACCCGCCCCGCCCGAAACGCACGACAACAACACTGTGAAGAACTCGCTCAAAAAGACAGTAACGGCGGTCGTCGTTGTCACCGCGCCGCCGCCAGTGCGCTGCTGGGTCTTGAACGCGCCTTGTCCATTGGAGGCATAGGTGAGGTAACCCTGATAGTAGTTGTTGTCGCTGTTGTCGTCGAAGCGAATGCCCAACGAACAGTTCTGGCTTACGTTGATCCGCGCTAGAAACTTCTTATTGAGGTACGTCGTAATGCCGGTGTCGGCCAAAAAGCCCAAGTTCGAGCCATCGGCAGCGGCAAAATACTCGCTCTGGAAACTGTTCTGAACGCTCGACGGCGTGGCGAACGGCGTGCCCTGCCACGCGAAGCCGCTGGGCAGCGACCCGCTGCGAAAATGGTCGGTGATATTGGTGTTGCCCCAGCGGTTAACGAAGCGCGACGCGATGCCGCGTAGGTCACCGTACGGGTAAATTTCCCCAGCGGCTTTGACGTAGCCGGTGAGATCGAGCTGCCCCCGCCAAGTATTGTCGCCGTGTAATACGTGGTTTTGCTGGCCTGCCGTTGGGATGGCGGGATACCCAAGCCCGCCCGCTACGCCGCCGCTGGCCCCGGTAAACGCTTTAGCCTGCTCGATGCGTTCAAGCCGCGCAATGCGTGACTTCATGTTGCCGAACTCTTCGGCAAGCTTGCGAAAGGCGTCTTCGTTAATGGTCATGCGTACACCTCAGACTCCATGTCGACGCGCTCGCCTTTTTCGTCGAACGATACCGATACGGCCGTAATTTTCTGGTCGGCGCTGTAGGTTTGATAGGCGACCCCGACTAGATCGCCCAGCGCGCCTCCAACGCAGTAGTGCAGGCCATAGTAACAATTGGGCATTTGAATAATTTGAAAGGCGAAGTCTTCGAACTTGCGAAGCTCCGCCAATCGTGTGTCGCCTTCAGCGTTTAGGTTGGCCCCCTCGCCAAGGTTGCGCGCATCGACCAGCATTTCCCAGTTGTTATCTGCGGCATAACCATTGGCGGTGCGGCTAGCGTACTCGCGCGCCGATTTCAGCCCCGCGCCTGCAACGATAGCCTTTGTCTTTACTGCCGATCGTCGCCGAATAAGCTTTGGCTTGAACATGTTGCCCAGCTTGGTATCGAACTTCACCGCGTTCGCGCCGGTTCGCCGGTCGGTGCCGCGCTGGCCTGCGTAGAAACGGAACTCAAACGCCGCCGCGCCGGTTTGGATGAGATCGAAATCTCCCCCAGCCACTTTGGCGATGGCCTGCAGCTCATCGAGCAATGGCCGCCAAGCGCACCCCCATGTGCCGATTGTGTTGCCGCCCGCTGCGTCGGTCTGGATCGAAATCGAGATCGGGCTCGACATCGTGCCGTCAGAGTTGCGCCCATTGATGACCGTCGCGCTAGATGTGATGTTGTATTGAACCAGCGTCTTGAGCAATGTTTCGCCTTTGACGCTGGTGAAGGTGGACTTGTTGGCGGTGTCGGCCTTCCAGTCAATGATTCGCGATTCCAGCCAGTGGAGCGGACCTTTCGCGTCGACCGTGATTTGATCACGCCCCTCGTCGGTTTGTTCCAAGGTGTCATCGCGGACGATGCCGGTGAAATCGACATACCAATCAAGGCCAACGCTTTGGTTGCGCCGGTAAACCTGCACCTGCGCGGTGTCGACCAGATATGACCGCGCGGCGTGGTTCGCCCCCACGCGAAATCGACACGTGCCAGGCGCGTTGAGCCGCTTGGTATAGGCGAGGAAATCGAAGTCGATGAACTCGGCTTGTTTTACCCCGGCAGAGCTGCTAAGGACAACCTTGAATTGTGGCGCCATAGTCTATGAGGTTGGTCCGTCCGCCCACCACATAAACGAGTATGTGCCGCTAAGGCCAGCGTCTTGGAATTGCAGCGCATATACGGTCATCTGTGTTGCGGAGATTGCCGTAATCGCCATGACGAAGCCCGAATTCAGCGCGCAAGCTCCAGCGATAGGCACCGCTGAAAATGCGGACGGGAAGGTCACCGTGGATTGAGCGAAGCTTGCCCCGCTGAAGACAAGGCTCACCGTGCCGACTTGGCGAGTGGTCAGCGTTGGGTTGTAGTTACTTGTCCCCGCCGTGGCCCAGTTTGACGCATCACCGCCTTGGCGCTTTTTTAGCGTCAGCACACGGTTGCCCGCAATGGTGTCATCGACTGCCGCCGCCGCCATCTTTGCCGCCGTGACATTCCCGTCCGCGAGCTTGACCGTCGTAACGTTCCCATCGGCGAGTTTTGCGGTCGTGACGTTCCCATCGGCGATCTTGGCCGTCGTGACGTTGCTGTCTGCGATTTCGGATGTATTGATAGACCCGGCTGGGAGTGACACCGCACCCGACACCGTTAGGGCTCCCGTAACGGCTAGCGCAGCACTGATACTCATCCCGCCGACGACGTTCACCGTCCCGGCCCCACTATTAGCGCGCAGATAAAGGTCAGTCCCCGCGGCATTGACATTCAGCGCCCCGTCGTTGTAGACCGTCCCAGTTGCCCCGCCGCCGCCTGTTTTGGTAACAGTAATGGTCGGTGTCCCCGCGCCGGTAACAAGCGCTTGTCCTGCGGTCATTGTCCCCGTCGTGGTGAGGTTGGCGCCTGTAATGGTGCCGCTGGCATTGATCGTTGAAGATGTTGCCACCGCGCCGGTCACCGATAGCGCTGCGCTGATACTCAGCCCGCCGACGACATTGACCGTCCCCGATCCGCCGTTGGCCCGTAGATACATATCGGTGGTCGCAGCATTGACATTCAACGCCCCGTCATTGTAAATATTGGCGGTATTGGCCGACCCGCCCGTTTTGACGAAAGCCACAATCGCCGACGTGGCATTGGTAACGGTGATCGTCGAGGATGCGTTGATCGCGACACTGGTCAGCGCTTGAGTCAGCGTTAACGCGCCGGTGTAGCTGATCGTCGAAGCCAGCTTAGCGGCGGTGACATTGGCGTCCGCGATCTTGGCCGTCGTGACGTTGCTGTCCGCAATCTTGGCCGTCGCAATGCCCGAATCCTTGACGCGAATCTTCTTGCCGCTGGTATCAAATTCCAGCGTCGACCCATCGAGCAGCCCGCGCGCGCCCATGAAACCGCGCTCGTCGACGAGTGTAATTGCGCCACCAGTGGTGATGGTCACCTTCCACAACGGCACCTCATAGGTCGTCGAGTTCTGCGTCAGTGTTGGCGGGGTGCCAGTGCCCTCAGTGCCCGCCAATCGGGTTACGCGCACGGTTTGGGCCGTGCCATCTGAGCGCAAAATAATGCGGTCGATGCGGGTTGCCGTGGTCGGGGTGGGGATAGTGACGTTTTGCGATGCGTCGTCGAGCACGTGCCGACCATTGACGAAGCCCTCGCCCGTATTCACAGCGACCGGCGATACGCTGCCCGTTGCGTTGTATTCATTCAGGCGCCCCGACGCGACGTAGTACAGCGTTGGGTCGGTCGTGCTAAGAGTGCGCAGCATGTCCTGCCAGCGGTCTGTTGCATAGCCCGCCGTTGGCCCGTCGCCGGTGTTGTTTGTCGTCCATGGCATTGATTTCGATGTCATGTGGTGAACCTCCTAGATGGCCACATACAGGCCATTGAAAAAGAAAGAAATGAGCGTCGCCGCGCTGGTTGACGTGCCGACGACCAAAATACTGTTAGAGCCACGCCGTAGGTCAAACGTTGCAATTGACGAGCCCGCCGCCAATTTGCTGATTTGGTTTGTGCCGTTCTGGTCGACGATCGTCTTTTTGTTGTATCGCGTATCGATGGTGTAAGTCGTGCCGCCTGCAATCGTCGTCCCGGTGAAGTCGAGCTTGTCGCCGGTCAACTGATTGGTAATGATCGGGTCGGTGATCGGCCCGGCAATGACGACAATCGGTTCGGCTCGCCAGAATGTCGGATCGCCAGTTGTATCAATGGCCTGTGTTTGGTTTAGCGTCGAGCCACCAAACGTCGTCGGCACTGTGGTCGGCACCAGAAACGCGCCGCCGCCCGAAATTTGCGCGAAGGGCACCGTCAAACCGGTCGGGTCGTAGAACGGCTTGCGGGCGATGAGTTTCAGCCGCAGGCGTTCAAGCTGTGGGTCTCGTTCGTTGGTGGGCGCGCGCGCGTCGTCTCTAAATTGAACGTCGATGTCACGAACGCCGTTCGTCGTGTAGAACCGCATCGTTGTCGCGTAATCTGGGTGAAACAGCCCAAGCACCGTCCGGCGAGCAAGTGACCGCGCCGCGTTGTCGCCGGCCATCATCAGCAATAGGTCGATCTGGCGCGGGTCAAGACGATAGTCGATATAGGTCTCACCGTGCTCTTGCGGCCCGCGCTGGGTGATGTCGTGGCGCGGCTGCATTCCAGTGCCTTCGTGGTCGCGCACATAACACAACACACCATCACTGATCGACACTTCGCCGGTGTCGGGGGTAATTACAGATACGCCTTGGATCATGGTGCATAACTCCAAGCCTGTTGCAATCGCAACTCGCGCGCGGTCGCCGTGGCAATCGCCTCAGGGTCATCTTTGGTGGTCACGTTGAAATTATTGACCACCGTTTGCTGTAGGCCTTGGCGCTGCTGGTTCGCCCCGGCCGTGTAGGCATCCGATGCCTGACCAACGCCGCTTGTATCAGGGCCGCCAACGCCTAGGAAGTCGTAAAGACCTTGCTTCGTAACATTCAGCGTCCCCAAGATGTCGATCTTCTTGGTGATGTCGCCGCCCAATGCCTCGGCCAGCTTCTTAGCCGTGCCCGCGCCAGCAATCATGTCCACAATGTTGACAATCGCCCCACGCACAACCTCAATGATGATATTGAGGATGCCGGTAACGATGTTGAGCGCGCCCCAGAAGATGTCGGCAAAGACTTTCTTTAGAGTTTCGCCCGCGCCAGCCGTGTCGCCGTTAATGAGCTGCATGGCCAGCTTCACAATGCCCAGCACGATGTCGAGCGCCGTGCCCACCGTGTTTTTGATGGTTTCAAAGATGGTTTTCACGACATTGGAGAAAGTGTTTAGGCCGTTCTTGCCGTCAGTGTTAAACCAGCTGATCACCGTATTGATTGTCTTTTGGATCAGCGGCCAGTTGTCTTGCACCCACGTCAGCACCTTGGCAAACTGAAAGATGATGAAGTCGATCACTGGCTTAAACACTGTGTTGTAGATGCTTTCGATAGTCCTAAACACCCACTCAACTGTCGATTTGACGTAGGGCCAGTTGGCTTGCACCCATTCAACAACGCTTTTGATGATGGGCAGCAACGTGCCATTGAAGAACGGCACCAGCGTTCCAGTCACAAAGCCAGTGATGCCGCCAAACACCTCAGAGATTTTGTTGTAAATGATGGGCCAATTGGTAGCAACCCAATCGACCACGCGCTGAAATAGCGGAATCAATGTGCCGGTGATGAACGGCATCACTTTGTTTTCAACGTATTTGATCACCTCAGAAAAGATTTCCGATGCTTTGTCGCCGATCTTCCCCCAATGCTCTTGGAACCAGCCAACCACCGATTGAAACAGCGGCAACACTGTGTTGTTGAAGAATGGCGTCACCTTCGAGTCAACAAAGCTGATAACACGGTTGAAAATGTCGATTACTTGGTCGCGCACGATGGGCCAATTCATTTGTACCCACTCAACCACGGTCTGAAACAACGGAATTAACGTGTCATTGAAGAATGGCACCACGTTGGTATTGATCCAATCCAACGCCGTGTTGAATGCGCCAACGATCACGTCGCGCACGATGGGCCAATTGGCGGTCACCCATGTCAATACAGCCTCAAACGTGCCAACAACGGTGTCACGAATTGCAGGCCAACGCGCGGCCACTATATCGATCACCTGCCAGAAGACCGGCATTATCGTTCCAGTGAACAGAGGCACCAGCGTCGTCAGCACCCATCCTTTGATGGACTCAAAAACGCCAATCACTGTGTCGCGCACAATGGGCCAATGGTCAAGCACCCATTGAACGGCTGAGTTAAACGCTGGGATCAATACGCCGTTGATCGTCGGCATGATGTTGGTGTCCACCCATGCTTTCACCGCATCAAACACACCGATTACCGTTGATTTGACAATGGGCCATGTCGCAACAATCCACGCAAACGCAGCGCCCAGCCCATCGCGGATGGCCGGGACCACAACATCGAGCGCCGCGCTGACTTGTGGCAGGGCAGCGATGGCAAGGTCTTTAACGTTTGAGATTAGCGGAGTAATCAGCGGCAAAACACGCCCGCCGATTTCCTCGGCGATGTCGCCTAGGCTGTTCTTGAAGATTTCCCACTGCCCAGTGAACGTGTTGCCAGCGGCCTCGGCGGATCCGCCAAACTCGCGGTTGAGTTCGGCCAAAATCATTTTTTGCGCGCCCATCACATCGCCCGCCTCGGTCATGCGCTTGATCATGTCCTTTTGGCTATCGGTGAACGTAACGCCGACGCGCGAAAGGGCAGTGATACCGGCAATGGGGTCGTTTAGGGCCTTGCCAAGCTGGATAGACGACGATTTCAAGTCTTGGCCAAGGGCCTGCGACATGTCCAGCACGGTCTTGGTGGCTTGTGGAAAGACATCTCTGCCGATGTTGGTGAAGGTCAAAAGAACGTTTTCAGCCCCCACCACCGCGTCATCTTCAAACGTGGTCACCTTTTGTAACCCGCTTGCAAGGCCTAACAGTTGGTCCTTGGTCATGCCCACAGCGCCACCAGTTGAGCGCAGCACCGCTTCGAGCTGAGCGACGCCCTTTTCGGCGTCAGCGGCAGCGGCCACGCTGGCCGTCAAACCGCCGAGCAAAGCGGTGCCACCGGCGAGCAATGCGCCGCCCAAGACTTTCCCGATGGTGCCCGCGATGCCGCCGATATGCGATCCAAGCCCCGAGGCCTTTTCTTCAGCCGCGTCAAACGTCTTGGAATAGCCATCGGCATCCGCCAATAGTTTGACAACCAGTTCAGCCAGTGTGATCATTGTTTGCCTTCCTCGTTGCCCCGTTGCGGATTGCCCAGCCTAGCAATTGCTTTTCTGTCTCTTTCGCCTTTCGTCGCTCTTCGCGCCGCGCTTGCGCCTTCGTCGGCGACGGCGGGGCAACCTTCCACATGAAGTCGATTGCGTCGAGCGGCTTGGCGTCTTGGGCGCGGTTGCTGTTGTAGAGCAATAACGCCAACACCGCCATATGCCAATTGGCGCGAGCGTCGCCGAACGGCTCAACGTTTGCATACGCAACCCATTCGGCGATTTCACGCGATGACATGCGCGTCTCTAATTCGGCTACTGTGCAGCCCAGATGTCCCGCTAATTGGAAGCGGAATCGGCGTCCGGGCTGCTCACGGAGTTTTTTTCAAGTGCCTTAACCTCTTCTTCGCTAAGGCCATTAACTCGCTGAGCCACATCAAAAAGACGCCCAATCACCGCCGCGCTTTTCTCGCCCAACTGATCGACATCACTGTCGGCGAATATCCGTTTCCCCTCGGCGTCGACGAGCGTCAACACGACCAGCCGCGCCCGCATATTGCCCAGATTGACCCGGCGAACTTCGCGTCGCTTGGCGTCAATGCTGACCATGCTGGTTTCCCAAAGGTCACGATCCTTGGCAGAAAGGGTTTTGATAAAGAGGCCTTCAGCGAATCCCCATTCGGGGACGGCGACGGCCTCTTTGTTCGTATCTTGGGCCGCTAAGATTTGATCTCTCAAACTCATAAATTAGGTAATGGTGGGCGCGCCGGTCGGGGTGATTTCCACCTTGCATATCAGCGCATTGTCTTGTTTTGATTCGCGACCAAGCTTGGTGACAAACCCGCTGAACGCGATGATCTCGGCTGTTGACGGGGTGCTGATTGTCATTGCTACCGGTGCCGTTGCGGCAAACGCTGCAACAACGCCAGTATGCGAGGCGATGGAATCGTCCCAAATAAGCATTGCCGTAAATGGCGTCAGCTCAAATAGACCGGTCTTGATTTTCTCGGCATAGCCGCTTTCCGAATCATGTGTCGTCACGTCGACCGTCTTCGCCACTTGCTCGGGGAAGTCGACGTCCTTCAGTTGTGCGATTAGTGTTAGAGCTGCGCTGATTGTGATTTTGAGCTGCACTCCAAAGCCGCCTAATTTACCCATTGTTCACCTTCTCTTCTTCCGGCGTGTCCTCGATGGCCACCGCCAACCCCTTGCGGATGAGGTCCGCTGCCTCGCGTTCATCAACGCTTGTAATCTTGTCGCCCTTCCACCAGATGGACCCCGCGACAACGGTGTTTTCTAGTAATTTGATCGTCATTCCTGATACATCAGCAACACGTCCATGATGACGCGCTGCCGCTCCGTATTCGGCTCGAAGCCATCGACCACGTTCTCAATCTTCGCCCGTTGCACATTGATGCTGCCCATCGCCCCGCGATAGGCATGAACCGCCGTTTTGACCACCGCCGCCAGTGTCTTCGCCCCCGCGTAGGTGTCGGCCCAGCAATCGAGCTGTATTCGCGCATCGGGCAGGCCTTGCGGCCCGTCGTGCAACACGTCGTCGCGAACACTGATGAGCTGATAACTGAGCGCCGGCAGCCCAACGTCTTGGCGGAGTGGGGCAGGCATAATGCGCGTCCCGATCAGCGACGTAATCGCCGATTGCGCGAGCACATAGGCCACCAGCCCTTCCTCTATCGTCATCGTTCTGCCGCCCTTTCGATCAAATCCACAAACGCCCGCCGCATCGCCTCGATTGCCTCATTGACCTTTGTGTCAAACGCCGGTCGCAAAAAGGGCCGTGCCTTCTGGTGATAACTTCGGCCCAGTGAATCGCTGTCCTCGAACCCTAGTTCGATGCGCCGTGCGTAAGGAACATCGGTGCCGCCAAAGACTTCGGCGGTCTTCGCGCCGATCTCTCCTTGGCCCAGATCGCTGTAGCCGCTGTCGAGTCCGCCTTGGAAGTCGGGCGTTTCACCCGCGGCGCCTCCGACATGCAGCGACCTGCGCAGCGTGCCGGTCTTGTATGCCGCTAGTCGCTTGGCCTCGTTGATGATGACCAGCATTCCAACAACCCCAGCGCGAAAGAGCGCTTTCCCTTTGCCGATCTCGCTGAGTCGGTTGAACTTGCGCGATAGGTCTTTCAGTCCAACGATGCTCACGGATCAACCTTCCTCAAATCAAGCCGCGTTTGTAGCGCCTGATCGTCGAAGCTCACACCTGTGATGTCATACGTCGTGCCGTCGATGATGGCCTGCATACGCGCCTTAATCGTGTTGTAGTAGCCCTTGAGCACTGCCGTGTGTGT